TGTTTCATATACTCTTCATGTCTTAAGGTATCCATAGTTTTACCTCACCTGTATCTGTGTCATACTCACCGTTGCGTAGGATACGTGCTAGTCGTGCGTTCTCTAATGCCACCTCTTCTGATAGACCTTTCTTAATGTATGTAGCAACCACATTAGCCCACGTGCAACCAGAAGAGAGAAGTTTATTAGCAGTCTTGGGACCAATAGTTGGACAGCCGCTATAGTTATCTGTACTATCCCCAACCAGAGTTTGGTAAAGGAAATTATAGTTAGCTTCTGCTTCAGTGATTGTAACCACTTCGTCATTAATCCAGTGCTGCGCTGGTACAGTAAGTAAGTCCTTATCTTCAGACCAGATAATTGTATCTGGATTAGAAGTACCAAGTATCCCCAAGACATCATCAGCTTCTAGTCCCTTGTAGATTATAGTATTGTATTTACCCATCATATATTCCCTTGCATAAGGGAGAAGCATGGGCTTGCGTATGTCCTTACGATTTGCTTTATAGTAAGGAGCTAGTTTCTTACGAAAGTTATCCTTGTCAGATAGAGCAACGATGCAATCTTGAACAGGTGCTGCGTCCATTAGGCTAGAAATGTATTCCTCTACCTTATAGTCTACATCGTGTTCCCAAGCATGTAGTGTCCACAGTCCATCACCCCAATTAGTAGGCTTCTCTGCTACCACTGCTGCTTTGTAGGCAAGGATATCTCCATCAATAAGCAGTAGGGTCATCGTGTATATCCTCTTTCTTTCTCTCTTCTTCTTTGACAGCATTGAGTGTTACGATCTTAATACCTGTAGTCACCTGAATGTAGTCAAGGTATGACTCAACAATCCACTTGATACACAGGCAGATACTAACTCCCATGAAGGAGCAGGTCAGTATCAGTTTCCATATAAAATCAAAGTCCATGTGTCATCCTATGTTTTACTAAGTATTCAAATGCCCTATGAGCATTGTCAGGATTATCCTGTAGCTGACCTATGCCTGTATTACATGGTTTACATATCCAACCTCTGAATGTTTCAGACTCATGGCAATGATCTAGTACCCATGTCTGCATAGATTTCTGTCCGTGTCTGCCTATCTCTTGAATGGTACGTGTGCAGATAGGACAGCAATAGTCTGGATCAGGATAGTCATTCTCACTGCGTAGCTGACGTATCAGTTGCTGGTGTCCTGACTTACAGGAGCGACAAGTTCTCTTGATCTCACCTGACTGCATTACATTATAGTTAGATATGTCCTGATAGATACCACACTTAATACATTCAATCTCATCAATGGGTATCTGCCCAGTTTCGTCCATACTTGTATTCACTGTCAAGTCTACATCGGAAGTTGAAGTGCTGTTCAACGTCCCGCATACACTGAAGAATAAGTCTCCCTGTGTCATCTTCCTGCCCTTCCTTTACTATTACTTGTACCTCATCGTGAACAAAGGCTACGATGTGTGCATCTAGTCCTGCCTTCTTGATAGCATCTGCAATAAATACATACCAAGTCTTACATAAGATAGCACCACAACTCTGCAATAAAGTATTAAGTGCAGCGTGGCTATGACGAATAGGAATGATACGTCCATCAAGTCCCTTGATCCAGCCTCGTTCATCTGCTGCACTAGCTACTGCATCCTTGAGATACTTAAGGGCTGGTAGTTTCTTTAGAAATTTATTCTTAATGGCCTTACCTTCTTTAGCTCCCTTTCCTATGATCTTGCCTGTCTTCTCATCGCCTGAACCATAAAGAAATCCATAGATGAATGTCTTAGCTTGGTTACGTGACTCAAGACCAGCAGCCTGTTGATTGGCAGTATGGATATCACCATTCAAAACAATCTCAGCATATGATCCATTGTCGTAAGCAGCCATGTAATGAGCAAGACAACGCAACTCCAAGCCAGAAGCATCAGCCCCAAGTAGGCTGTAACCCTTTGGAGATATGAAGAGTGATCTACACTCCTTGCCATACTCTGCACCCACGCTAGGTATCTGCCCAGTGTTGGGATTAGAATGAGTACAGCGAGAGGTAACAGCACCCATATGATTAACTCGTCCATGTATCTTACCATTCTCTTCAAGCTTTAACCATGCTTGCTTACCTGTAGCTAGCTGACCTATGCGTTTGTTGAGTAGTAAGTACTCGTTGAGTAGCTTGGCCTCTGGCATATCAATACCAGCTAGCACTGTTTCGTCTACCTTAGGCTCACCTGTTTCAGTGAATACCTCAGGCTCCCATCCTCTTTTGATCAGTCGGTCAGCAATCTGCTGTCGTGATGCAGGATTGAAGGGGATAATCTTTGTCTTAGTCTTAAGCTCTACAATAGTAGGCTCAAAGGTATCAACCAACTCCTGCTCAATCTTACTCCTACGTCCTGCAAGAGTGGCATACAGTTTCTGTGCAGCGTTGACATCAAAGTCAAAGCCTCGCTCCTCTTGTTGGATGAGTAGAGTGTGTAGTCTGTGTTCAAGGTCAAGGGCTGGTTGGCTGAAGTCCTTTGACCTGATCCTGTCATACAATACCTTGGTAACTTGCGTGTCTTGTACACAGTAGGTGAGCATGTCAGGGGTATATGTTGTAAAGCTTTCGCTACCATTATTGAAGTCACCTTTTAGTTCTCCTAGTCTGTGACCCCATGCCTTAAGACTATGACTACCAATAAAATTAGCAGGGAAGTTTCCCTTCTTGTGTAGCTTGAAGTCTAGTTCCTTTAGGTGAGGCCAGATTGTTCGTGAACATACCAACGTGTCTATAATATTACCAGTGTAGGTATAATCATAGAGCTTCTTAATCACACGCAAGTCGTAGTCACTGATGTTATGTCCAACCAAGGTTGTCACATTATCAGTCATAAACTGCAAGGCTTCTTGCATCTGTGTTGGGTCAAAGGTGTGTACCTCATCAGTCTCTACGTTCCTGAAGACATGACACCATACCTGAGTTACATCCTTAAGTAAGTTGTCTGCTTCTAAGTCCCATATGTATTCCATACTGTGTCTCCGCACTAGTTAAAATTCTAAGTCTTCATCGTCCTCTTCAAAGAATACCTCTATCATTCTGCCAGTATCTTTCATGTACTCTAGCCTATTACACAACCCTGTCTCACCTGACCACCTGTTCTTTAACACCCTGATGTGTGAGATGTGTGGGTTGTCCTTGTCTTGTTGGTTACGCTCAAGTCCTACAACGATGTCACTTAGCTGACCGATAGCAGCACTACCACGTAGCTGTGCCATGCTAGTCTGTGCGCCATCTTCGTGTCCTCTGTCACCAGATGGACGCTTTAGGTGAGAGATAAGGATGAGGCCACAGTTAAGTTCCTCAACCAGAGTACGCAAGCGAGTCATAGTATTGTCTATCAATCGCCTTTCATCACCACCCTCTAAGCCACTAACAACGATACTGATATGATCAAGTACGATGTAATCGCAGCCACAACCACGGACAAGGTAGCGTATCTTGGATAGCAGATTGTCACTATCAGTGCTACCCCAATGATCATACAGATATACTCTACCAGACCCAACTGTTGCATCAAAGGCATTTCTCAATTCCTCTTCGTTGATGTTTAGTCCTTGTAGGTGGAGAGGTCTGTTGAGTTCAATAGACATGAGGCCAAGGGCAGTACGCTTGATGTTCTCTTCAAGTGCAATGTAACCTATGGTCTGTCCATTGTTGATGAGACTGTGTGCTAGTTCACGTGCTAGTTGTGACTTACCAATGCCACTACCAGCAGTGATGGTTACGATCTCACCCTTACGACAACCACCTGTCTTCTCTTGTAGCCCAGCATAAGGATAAGGTACTGCTTCCCTATCATCTACTGCTGTTACTACATCCCATAGTTCAGTACCAGCTACGATACCATCAGGTCTGTATGTCTTAGCAGACCAGACAGCATTGATTAGTTCCTCACTGCGTCCTGCTTGTACCATCTCACTAGCATCCTTGAGTGGAAGCGTAGCAATCTTGGCCTTGTTGGGTGGTAGGATGTTAGCACACTCACGTGCTGCAGCCTGACCTACCTCATCCTGATCAAACATAAGGATGATGCTGTCGTAACCACACAACCATTCAATGGCATTAGCAATAGCTTTCTTTGCACCTGCTGCACCATTGGGTACACTGACCACACTATACTTGTTGTCAAAAGTTTGACTAAGTGATAGCGCATCTATCTCACCCTCTACAATAGTAATCATCTTACCTTTGTCACGGCATAGATGCTGACCATACAAGCCAGCCTCTTTGAGATTACCTAGTACACTGAAGTCTTTGTTAGCAAAGCGTAGCTTCTGTGCTACGATCTCGCCTTCCTTGTTGTAGTAGCTAGCTACCTGTACTGTCTTGCCATGATAAGTAGCTACTCCATAACCCCAGCGTCTTGCAGTCTTCTCAGTAATCTTCCTCTTGTTCAGAGCAATAGGCTCTGGTGTAAGGAAGGTATCGTTGTAGTTTTTAATAGGTACTACGTTCTGCATAGCCTCTCCTTCTGGTGGGGTATAGGTGTTGCAAGAGAAACAGTAGTGATGACCATCAGTATAGAAAGCATTAGCATCACTACTGCCACATTTCAAACAGGCTTCATGCCCAATGAGTTCGCTATCCTCTTCCACCTAACCCATTCCTCAAGGTACGTGCAGTGTTCTCAAGTCCTTTGGCTATCTCTAAGATTAGATCATCGTCATACTTGATGTCATCTGAGAGCATCTCGTGTGCCATGTCATAGTAGTTTATACTCTGTGTTAGTTCGTTATCATCTACATAGACTGATATACTAAGACCTTCCTCATCAAAGCCAGCATACATATCTACATCAGATACCCACTCTTCCCTTACGTCAATGACACTCATGTGATTCTCCCATGTCATCTAAAATCTGCTTCTTCAAACAAAGAAAAGCATCTTCTTCTAAGTGAGGAATTAAAGCTATAGCTACTTGACCTGCTGTATAGTTATGATCAAAGTAATCCATCATTGCCCTGCGTTCTTCTACTGTTACTTTGCTAGTATCTCTCATGTCAACCACTCCTTAGGTATAGTTCCTTCTGCCCAGACAAACCCTTGTCGGTCTGCCCATTCACCACAAGTCATCTTAGTACCATCCTTCCTTTTCTTAGCACCCTGAATTGTAGCACTGGCGTTCTGAAAGACAAAGCGTACATCCAAGTCAGGGTACTGTGCCTTTACGGCCTTCATCTTACGCTGGCTATCCTGTCTAAGATAACCCTTGAGTTCTACAATCATACTACCAATAGCTAAGTCAGGGATGTAGTGACGCTCCACATGGTAGGCCAGTTTCTCTGGCTCGTATACATATGAAACGCCACGCTCATCTAGGTCTGAGATAACCCTAGCCTCAAAAGTCCCTTTCGTCATTGGCACTTTCCTGTGATGATTTTGCATAGTCATCCTCAAAGTTAGTCTCTTGCTTATCATCCTTAGCTATAGCACTAGCAACAAAGCCACCATCAACTACTTCCAAGCCATCAGTATCATCCTTGCTTTCCTTAAGGTTGATAATCTGTAGCTTCCACAAGCGTAGTGATACACCTACTGTCTTAGTAGACATCATCACGTATGGGTAAGGTTCAACCACCAGCTTAACTGTAGAACCAGCAGTGATCTTGATAGGATTAGTGATAGGTGTAAGTCGCGCATCAAAGACCACAGGTTTCTGTGTGTATGATGTGCCATCCTTCTTCTCAACGACAGCCTGAAGCTTAGTCTTGAAGAGTGTCTCGCCTGTCTCTACTCCATCCTTAAGTGATGGGCTACCTGATGGTGCTATGGACAGGGAGTTCTCAAGCTGCTTGCGCTTATTCTCAGGAGCTTCCTTGATAACTTGAGCTAGCTTCTGTTCAGCTAGACCATCAAGATATTCACATAGCTTGGCAGCACGTTCAGCATCTACGTTGATTGCTGCATCGTACACACCATGAGGTTTGACGAATTGTTTGTTAGGCTCAAAGGGATTACACCATGCAGTGGTTCCTTCAATCGTGATAGTATCCATATAATAATCTCCTGTGATTATGGATCGTTAATCAGGCTAGAGGTACAGTTTAGAACTACGCAAAAAAGTATTGTGATTTCAGTATCTTACTTAGCTCTAAGTTACCCTTAGCTGGTGGGTGAGGTACATCCTCAGTCCCAAGTGTGACTATAGCATGATTACGTAGCTCAGTCAACACATCATGTTCAGTATACAACCGAACAAACTCTTCTCTTAGTATCTCTGACAGTCTTGGCATGTTAGAACTGTGTGTACCATAGCTGTCATGCACCATAGCAAACTCTGTTATGCCCTGTCGTTTGCAGGTATTGATAGTCTTAGTCATGGCTGCTGCATCCATAGAGTGGATGAAGTTAGGGCTAGCACCTGAAGCAGTACGCCTCTTGCTCACCTCGTTATCCCTATCCTTACTAAAGATAAGCTGGATGGTGCTACCATTGATCAGCGTAGAGATGCGCTTCTTGTCTACCTCATTGTAGTTCTGCATGACCAGCCAGTTGGTAGGTGTGACCCACTCCATGTGTCTGTTGTGTTCAGCATAGACTGCACCAACATCCTTGATGTAGTCCATGACTTGTCTGGCTGACTGAATGACACCATTGATTGACTGCCACACATGCTTGGATAAATAAGCAGAAGCATTGAACAGGTCATCACCAAAGATATCAGGCTCACCCTTCTCAATCCTATCTCTTATTGCTTCGTCAATGTAGGTACGACAGGCATGGATAGTACCACTGTAAGGCACAATCATCACTGGCCTTTTAGTTACACTCCTGTCTATGCCAAACTCAATTAATTTTTTTGCCAGAATTTCGCCCCGATCTGCATCTCTTGTTACATGCCTGAGTGTTTCTTCAGCTACCTCAGTATAGATATCTTGGGGTAGGTCAGAAGGTATCAGGTTAGTAGCTCTACCACCACGCTCATCACGTAGGATAGCAGACAGATGCTGCAGTCCATTACAGCTACCATCAGCAGACGTAGGTAGGTGAGATATAAACCCCCAGCCCTGCTTGATTAGACCACTGAACTCAAGACACCAGCCTAAGAATTGATAAGGCTTGTCAGCTTCTAGCCACCACAAGTTATCATATGGGTTGTCAGCTACACGCTTGATCTCATCTGAGTTGTCCCATGCCCAGCCCTCACGCTGGTCTAGTGTTACCTTGTCATTGCCATACAAGTTAGCACCATGAATACATAGCCAACGTGCGTCTTTCCAATTATTAATAGGCTTGCCCTGCTTAAAGATAAGCAGACACTTACTCCAATCAGCAGACTGAGGTGACAGGAAGGTACTGCTTGCATACTTGCGTGACCTAAAGTCATTCTGCCACACATAATAGAACTCATCAAACTTACTGTACTGTTCAGCTACCTGCAGTGTACGCTCCACTTGGATACGCTTACTGATAGTCCTGTTGTTGAAGGTGTAAATCTCGTTGCGTTTCTTTGACCAGTTCTTAAACTGCTTTCTTTCTTCCTCATCCATAGCTGCAGGTTCCTTGTTAAAGGGGTAGCTAGGCAGGGGTCTGTCCTCTCTGGCTGGTAGACCACCCCACTCCTGTCCACTGTCCCACAGTGAGCGTATAATCGCCAGCAATGGCCTGTTTATATTCCATGCAGTGTGCTGCAGGGTATTAAGACAGTTAAACTCTTGAGATAAGTCGCGCTGTTTCAGCTTGGTCATGTGTTCCCTCATAACTTATCCTCTCCTTACGATAGGCAGAGCCTGTAAGAACTCTGCGTGATATCCACCACCATACACTGCAGTCCAATCCTTGGGTGGTATGATGCAGGGTGTCCAACGTGGACGCTGTGTCTCCATGTGTTCATTAAATAACTTCACCCATTCCTCTGTGATATCAGTAGCACGTAGGAATGTAGTAGTCTTAGTCCTTGATGTTGATAGTTTCTGTAGCTTTACTATGCCTGTGTTCTGAATGATGATATCAATCAGCCTTAGTCCTACATGGATACGCTCTTCACTAGTCCACTCGTACTCTTTGTACCCATCCTTATTCATCTTGTTAGTCAGGCCAAAGCGTCTGGCTGTGATGCCCTTCTCGTTAGCCTTCTTGATAGTGTTACGTGCAATGCTACCCTCTGCTTCTATCCATTTCTCTAGCCTGTCTTGCATCTCAACATTAGAACCAATGGACTTAGCTACTTTCATCAGTGTATTTGAGTAGCTGATACCATCAACCATAGAGACAAGGGCTAGGTATGCTACCTTGTCAGGCTTCAAGCCCTGTAGTTTCTTGTAGGCTATGTCTCTGTTACTGGTTGGTGTTTCCTGTAGTTTCTTTACACCTGCTGCAGTGTTAGCCACAACAGTAGCAATCATTGTCCTGCCATGCAGGGTGTTGGACTCTCTACCCTTCTGGATAGAGGTGTCACGTTCCTTGCGAAACCTGTCAATGCCAGCAGTCAACATCTGCTGCTCAAGTTCTAGCTGGTTTTCTAAACTGTACCCCAAGAGAAGACCCCCTGTTACCTATATGTATTATGTTAGTAATGCTAAGATGGGTACGAATAGTATCATCATAAGCATAGCTAAGAACTGTAAGCCAATGAAAGTCTCATCGTCTGTACAGTATGCTACTAATCCTGAAACAAAGATAAGCAGTAGCATTAAGCTTACAAATATCCCCACTACTCTTCACCATAGTTATCCATCATCCACTTCTGGTGTGATGTGGTTACTTCTCCCTTAGGTTCTTCTGTCCACTCAGCTAGACAGTTAATACAGAACCACTCAACCATCCCATCTACTGCATACAAGGCTTCAGCCTC